TCAATCCAAACATATCCAGTTTTACGGGCAGGCAATATGAAGGGTTTTGGGCAGTCCCATAAGGAGCTAATCCTTGGCTAAGTATGTCGACGTCAAAGTAAGCAATACAATAAAAGCACGCCTAAAGAAGCTTATAAAAGTAGCACCTGAAAAAGTAGAAAAGGCTCAAGGGGTAGTTGCGCTCAGAATGATTAGAGACTTTGTAATGGAGACCCCGAAAATGCCAGTCCTCACGGGCAACATGAGAGGCAGTGGCGCTGTATTTGTGAACGATAAAAAAGTGGCTGATTCTAAATCGATCGGAGAGAACAAAGGCACGCCACCACAAACAAATGATTTTCCCGAGAAAATGACAGTCCTCGCAGTAATCAACACACCGTACGCAGCCAGGCTAGACCAAAACCTCACTCCAGAGGGCAACATTCAACTAGGTCCTTTTTCTACCCAAGATGGAGGGGTAGGCGGGGGTTTTGTATCTAAAAAAGTCGCATCGAAACGATACCAATCTACCTGGACCAAGATTCTTGCAAAATCTATCGCCGATCTTTTAAAATGATTGACTTTACCTGACATTTTGTCATGTTTTGGGTATGATCGTCTACGCAATTCACTCTTTTTTAGTTAGCGAGCTAGACGGTATTTTAACCGAAGACCAGATTATTGTCGCACCGATGGACATAAACGAATCTGAAGAAGCGCTGTACTTAAGGGACATGGGTGGCGAAACAAGAGGCTACCCTGATTTTCGGTCTGATGCTTTAATTCAAATCACGGCAGTTGCACGTGATGATTGGCGAGCTAGAGAAATTGCCAATCTGCCCTTTAACTTAATAAGGGAAAAATTTATGGATACATTTACATTTGAAACTACAAACTACCTCGTATCAAAAATAGGGGCGATACAGAGGCCGACTCCGTTGGGAACAACGAACAAAGGTTTGTATATCTACACAAATAACTACCAGGTTGTTTTTAGTGAACAACCTCAAGAGGTCACAACATGAGTAATATTGACAATTTTTTCGGGGGTTCAAACCTCACATTAGGCCCTGCTGATTTAATTTGGGACGCTCCTGTATTTACGGGAGACACTGGATTAGATTTATACCTTGGAGGAACGCAAGGGCTTTCCATCCAAAAAGCCATTCAAAAAGCAGATCTTACAAAAGACCAATACGGCACAAGCCCTGCAAATAAAGTTGCAACGGGTCAAGATCTTATGGTCACAGCTACACTTGTCGAGCTACAACTTGACAGACTAGAAGCTGTATTCCCTGGGTTTCAGCATTACACCAATACAGCAGGTGCAACTATTGGTTTTGGTTGGGAGTCTGTTTTGGGTCAAAAAGATTCCGACATTGAGCGAGTTTTAAAAATTAATTTGCTTAACCCAAATGGCACTCGATCAACAGATCCTGATAAGATTATTTACATCGCAAATGCAGCGCCAAACGTTGATACTGAAATTGCTTTTGATCCAGAAACACAAAGAGCAATCTCTATTGAGTTTACTGGATATCGTAGACCAAGATTTGTATCTTCGGTAACAGGCGCAGAACTATACTATTTTAGCCAATCAATGGTTGATAATGGTATTGTGGTACCTGGAACAACATAGGAGATAACCAACTAGAGTGAAGTTTGTAGCGAAGAAAAGACCAGAAACGAAAATAGAAGTAGTATTCCCAGACGAGACTGTCAAAGAATTTGCAATCGTTCAAAGGAACATTGAGACGGCAAGAAATGCTCAAGTTCTTTTTAAGAAAATGCAGACTGCAAATTCTGAAGATCCAAAAGAGTCAATGAAGGCTCTAGACGATATGCTGAAATTTTTGTTCCCTGGGGCTTCGCTAAAAGATTTTGAAAAGTTAGATATGGATGATTTAGTATCCTTGCTACAACAAATGCAAGGCTACCTTGAAGGGTTGCAAGACAGACCTCAAGACGAAAAAAAAAATCAATCCAACTAGCCTATCTTGACCAAAAACTTCTCTCTGTTGGGTATTCATACCAAGATATTATGAGTATGACGCCTGAACAATATCAAGACGCTTTAACAGCCCAAAACGCTACAGCTATTGATAAGTATTTAGATTTGGTGTCTGCTGCTAGAATGGGTATGTCCATAAATGGGTTTAAAAACCCAGGCAAAATCGAAAAACAACGTACTAAACAAATAAAGTCATTGGAACACAAACGACTGTCATATTTAAAAATAGCAGACTCTTTGCTACCGGATGCAAAAAAAGTAGAAGCCGACCGAGAAAAATTAAAATCTTTTTTCCAGTCGCAAGTGAAGGCAACTAATGTTTGATGCCGGGTCAATAATAGCAAAATTTAAAGTAGATTCATCTGATTTTGATAAACGATTAAAGTCGGCAGGCAATTCAATTGACGGTATGCAGTCGAGAATTGACCGATTGCAAAAGTTAGTCAATAAATCAGATTTTGGTTCTCCAAGATTTCAAAAACTATCCGAAGCACTTAATCAAGCCAATGCTGATATGTCACGTATGCAAGCAAGGGCGCAAGGCACAACTTCAGTCATGGCTACCCTTGGCAAAACCATTGCAGCGATTGGCGTAGCTCAATTTGGGAAATCTGTATTTGATATTACAAAGACTTTTGAAAAATATAACGCAGTATTAAAAAACTCACTTGGCTCACAAGAAGAAGCGGCGAAAGCAATGCAGTTGATTCAAAACTTTGCAGCCAAAACTCCGTTTTCTGTAGATGAGCTTACTGCCGCATATATCAAATTTGTAAACAGAGGAATAAAACCCACCAAAGAAGAACTTACAGCACTTGGTGATATTGCGTCTTCTCAAGGGAAGTCTTTTGACCAATTAACAGAAGCAATACTAGACGCTACTCAAGGCGAATTTGAACGCTTAAAAGAATTCGGTATCCGTGCAACGTCCGCAGGGAACCAGGTGCAATTGGCATTTAAGGGAGTGAACCTTGAAGTTGCGAAAACACCCGAGGCAATAAACGCAGCACTTATACAGCTTGGCAAAATGGAAGGGGTAGCGGGCTCTATGGCTGCGATCTCCGATACATTAGAAGGTCAAGTATCTAACCTTGGCGATTCCTTTGACTCTTTGCAAGTTACACTAGGGCAAGCCTTAGCCCCTGTAATGAAAACAGTTATTTCTATTATTGCGAGTATGATTCAAGGGCTTACTGAGTTTGTAACAAACAACAAAGAACTGATAAAACAAATCGCACAAGTTGCCGCCGTTATGGTTCCATTAATTGCGGGGTTCAAAGCTTTTAACATGATTATGGTTGGGCTCCCTGCCGTAATTGGTTCTGTTGGGCGTGCATTAACTGTAGCTTTTGGACCTGCCTCGCTTGCAATCACAGGAATAGCACTATTGATTAATTACATTATAAACGCTAGGGGAGAGCTTCAAAAGTTTAGGGAAGATGCTATTAAATCAGCAGGTCAAAAAATAGCCCCACAAGATTTAGATATGGCAATTGCAAAATTGCAAGCATTCAATCGAGAGTTTGGTAGCCGTGGAGTAATTCAGGCAACTTCAATTGAGACCATGAATCGGATGAATGAGAAAATCAAAGAGCTTTCTCAACTGCTTGGCATGACTGAAGCTGATTTCAGAAAAGCATTTATTCAAGGTGGAGGTGGCGCAGTAGTAGTTGCAAGAACTGAAATAGCAAAAGCAACAGATGACCTTCGTAAAATGAAAACCGAAACGGCATCCACAGGCGCAACAATCAACACAACATTTCGTGGTGGGAAAATCGCAGTAGAAGAAACAAAAAATGAAATCCAAGCTACTTCTGATGTCGTCGCTGATACTAAATCTAATTTTGAACAACTTGGTCAATCATTGCAACAAATCTTTAGTGGCATCAACCAAGGGCTAGAAGCGGCAATGACTAACTTAATGCAACGCTTACAAAACAACCTCCAAAACGTCCAAAGACGGATTAATATATTTAATACATTTGCTTCTGTCTATTTAGAAAAAATGAGAAGGGCTCAAGAAGACGAGCTTAAGTTTGCAGAAGAAAATTCACAAAGAGAACTTGAGAATTTTAAGAAAATAGAACAAGACAAGGTCAACGCAGTTCGTACTGCTGAACAAGAAAAAATTGACGCACTAAAAAAAGCTCAAATTGAAAAAGAAGCATTGGCGAATTCTGAATTACAAAATAGATTAGCGCAACTCGAAGCAGAAAAGCTTGCATACATCGACCAAAAAAGACTTGAGTTTGAGCGAGAGCAAATGCAGATTCTTATGTCTGTTGAATCGCAGAAAAACAAAACTTTAGCACTACAGGCAAACGAACAAGACTGGCTTGCATTTTTAGAAACAATTAACGGGGAGTATCGAGATAGAGAATTAGCACTTGCCAATGAATTCAAAACAGAACGAGAAGTCAGCAACGCAGAACTTAAAGCTAATATTGAACAACAAGAAGCCCAATCTAATGCGGCAATCGAAGCAGAAGAACTTGCATCTAACGAACGAATCAAAGCTGAGGAGCAAAGGCAAGCCGAAAAGCTCCAAGCAATTAAGGAAAAACAAGAACAAGAAAAAAGAGATGCTGAAAAAAAATCTGCATTTATAAAATATACATTAGATGTAGCGGCAATGGAAGTAAGCAAACAAGTAGCTAGGGCAACAGCAGGCATGGCACTTGCACAATCACTAATGTATGCAACACTAGCAGGTATTGCTATCACAGCATTTTCTGCGCCATTTATGGGTCCCTTTGCAATTCCTCTTGGTGTCGCAGCAGGGGCAACATTGGCAGCGCTTGCAGTAGGCACGTATTCAATGACTCTCGCAGGGATTGGATCTCAGTTTGTAGTTCCACCTGCTGAGTTGTTTATGGAAGATGGCGGTGTATTGGGTGGAAAACGCCACATGAACGGCGGGACCCGTATGGGGTCAATTGAAGCAGAACGAGGAGAGCTATTTGTCAACAGAGCGAGAACAGAACAACTATTCAACTGGATGGACAGTGGGATGTCTATGGGTGGGGTTGTGGTATATATTCAGCCAGGCGCATTCCAAGGAGTAGGTGACCTATCCGATGAATCGGTGCAGATTATTGGCAGAAAAATAGGCGAGCAAATTAGTAGGAGATCGTTCTAATGTCGAGAATACTTCAAATAAGAAATGTGAACGATACAGTCTACAATCTAGAAGATGACTGGTATTTTGATTTGTCAGATTTACGAAGACGGTTGTCTTTATCTGCTAGATATTCCAAAAATGGATCTAACGCATCTGGGGATAGAAAATCAGACGCTCGAACTATGAATTTTAGGCGAGTGTTTACATCTCAAAACGATTCCTCATACATAACTTACATGAACACCTTATCAGGGTTTTTCGATGAAATCAATGCCCCTTTTTTTTTAGAAGATGTAACTAATGGTAGAAGGGCACAAATAGAATGCGCAAGGATTGGCTCTAGACCTCAAGCAGATGGGAATAGGTATCGGGTTGAAAACATAGATTTAGAAATTGTTATGCTAGATGCTGAATGGGAAGATTTAGTAGAAACAGAAAACGATCAAGGCGAAGTAATTAACGAAGGGACTTTTAACATAAACAACCCTGGGAAAGAAGTCTACCCGATTATTGAACTTACAGCCAACTCAGATATTTTGGAATTTGAACTTAGAAACCTTACAAACTCAACAGGGTTTTCTATGTCTATATTAGATTTTTTAACTTCTGACATCATAGAAGTAAATTCAAAAACAGGTGTCATATCTAAAGCAGGGGTTGACATTACAGGAAACATTGTTGAAGGTGGACCTCCTAAATTGTCGGCAGGTGTAAATCAATTTCAATATTCATCTAGTACCGGCTCTTGTGATATTGTAGTCAAATGGAGGAGAGTGTATGACTTCTAGGTTGATAGACTTCCCTGCGCTTGGCATTTTATTATTAAGCGAATGTTTGTTTAGTGATGGGCCTCAACAACCATACATTATTGATGATGATTTGTCAGATCTTGGAAGACCAAGACGAGGGCAAGCAGGATGGGGAACGGTTGGCGCTAGGTCATGGGGAAGAACTTACGAATTTACAGCAAGGACACCACCTACAAATACTTCTCAGGTTGCATTGCTTGAGTTTTCTTCTTTTAGTGGGGGCTTACTTGGTCAACTTCGCACAGATATTAGATACCCATTAATCAGATCTTTAAAATTTACAATTGATAATTTTGGATGTGCTGACTTCCAAATGATTCTAAACAATCTTCCCGACTTCCCAATTATTTCAGGATCTAAATTTTCCATTAGATTAAACGATGACCCTAATGTTGTGTACCAAGGATATCTTGAGTATGACGCTGAAGAAGGCACAAAAAAAGCTGAGTATATTTATGACGGCTTTGGCTTTAGAAAACAATTAAAAGATTGGGTAGTCATGCCAGAAGATACAAGCTCAGTTTATCCCGCAGGGTTAAGAGCAGGCGAAATTGTAGCCGATATCATGGAAAACATTGTAGCACCCAATACAAATGTTGGGTATAACGTAAACAAAATAGACCTTACTGCGGGGGCATTGACAACCAACGAAATAGACTTTGGTGGGTTTGCAATATCGGACGTATTTGACAACCTCGCTTTAATCTCAAATTGCGAATGGAGAGTTGACGGTTCAGGAGAATTGTCGTTTGAGCCGATTGGCGATACTATCCGAAAAACTTGGGTTATCGGTTATGGGATGGGAGAGTTTGACGTTAAAAAAAATATTTCTACTGTAAGAAACTCGATCATTGTAGAGCGAACAGAGGGACGGGGCTCAGGTGGTAGCGGGTTTACGGTAGCGGGGATATTTCAAGATCAGACTTCAATAGCCAAGTATGGGCTTAGAACATTTACCCAAAAAGTACCTGGGTTTTTTGGGAATACCGAATGTGCCATTATTGGCAACCAAGTATTAGAGAACTTAAAAGAACCAGAACTATCGGCGTCGATGCGCAGAATACAAATAAGATCGAGTAGCGACATTTTACCATTTGGTCGCCATCGGTTTATTATGCCAGTCGAAGTATATCCTGAACTACTAACAGAAGATGAAGACTCAACAGATTGGAGTATATCGGGAACGGGTGACCTTGCTTTATCCAATGACACCGATTTTGTAATACAAGGGTTTCAATCATTAAAACTAGATTTTGCATCTGCAAATGGGCAAGAATTTACTCTACCTGTAAGCGCTAAAGGTAAGGTGGTATCGTTTGACATTTGGATTTGGTCATCTGCAACAGGAACTATATTTACATTTGGTTTTGGATTGACTAACTTTACGGAAAATACTACGTTAGTTACATTACCAGGCGCAGGTCGATGGTATCGTTGGAGATGGGACGTAGAAAGCCAGCTTCAACAAAGAATTGGCGAGATTGGGTTTCGGATAGAAGTTCCCGACGGCACAGGCAGTGAAACAATTTACATAGATTCCATCACTGCTAATTTAAGAGGTCAGAGACACTATCAAATGAAATTTAATCGATGCACATATACATTTAGCGATCAAACCCAAACAGCAGACGCTGAGTTTGGCGAGCTACCTCCAAAAGATTCGGATTATGTAGCAGGTCTTATTGCACAAACACAAATTATGAACGTAGGGAACAGAAAGCGATGAGTTTTAATGACAACGACAACTGGCAAATAGACCCTTTTATTGGTACATTAGGTTTTGTGCCAAGAGTAGAAACACATACCGTAAGACAGTATAGTAATTATGGAAATCGTTTTGGTGTTCAAGTTGACTACAATATTTTATTTACGAATCCTTCGACAGTTTCAATTCCAGGCTATACAGAAGTAGCTTTTGGGGTATCGCCTTCCATAAATCAGTTTAGGGTAGACTATGACAACCTTCGGCAAGATGGGACGGTCATAGAGACAATCAAATACAAGAATACAGCTTTCATCGAATTTAACGCAGGTGCAAACGGTTCATCTGTAACAGTGACTTACCGAGGGACAGGTAGAGTAGTAACAGGCAAAAACCTTGCAAACTTTATAGCAGACCAGGCAATACCTGGGGGTCTTGAAATTGAAGGAGAATTGTCATTTACTCAAGACGCTGATGCGGGGGGCAATAAAATAACAAACGGCGCAGACGGTACAAACCCTGGCGATTTTGTTACCTTAAGACAATTGAACCAGGTAAAAAATACATTTATATTTGGGACATGGCAAAATGTGTATACTTTTACTGAGCCTTCTTTTGAACCAATTAAAATATTTTATTCTGAATCAGATACTAGGTATGTAGTTATTGCAAACGAAGCTGCATTTTCAGGGAGCCCAAAAGCAGCTTATTCTTCTGATTTAATTACTTGGAATTTCGTAACTATTAGTGGCTCTTCTTTAGGGAGTGCAGCTAATAGTGGGTTTATAGAATCACTTAACCTTTATTTTGTTTTTGTTGGCACTACTAGCAATCTTTTTACTTCGTCCAATGGTATATCTTGGACAAATTATTCAATCCCAATACAACTATCAAATAATTTAGCTTACTCCCCTAGCTTGTCTAGGTATGTAATAATTTCACCAAGTGGGTCAGGTGGCACAAGAGCTGCATACTCATCTAATTTAACAAGTTGGACAAATGTGACATCGCCTTCAAATTTAGCTGCTACAACTTTTATATGGTCTTCAAGGCTTAGCCTTTTTGTTGCTTTAGCTAACAGAAATTTGTTTACTTCGCCCGATGGGATTACATGGACGCAACAATCAGATATCGGAGTTTCGGGCGATGTAGTAATACCAAGATCAATGGCAGAAAACGATAATTTTCTTTTTGCTACAAAATATAATGCTACTTCGGATGAACTTACTTTGATTAAATCATCAAATGGTATTACATGGACAAATGAAGGTGTATTGACAAATGTACCAAGTCAACCGACCAATCTTCAGGCATCCTATTCTGAGACAACAGGGAATTATATTTTTGCGGGATCTAATTTAGCTGCATTATATAAATCTCCAGATATTGAAGCATTGGAATTGTTGCCATTTTTTAATAGTTCGACAGCTTCATCAATAAATTGGGGGGAAGGTGTGAATAGATATTTTGCAATTGTTGACAAAAACATATACAGAACATCGGAGTTTATAACATGACAGCCATAGGAAACTCACGAAGAAACCCAATCCAACCAACTGCTGTATCATGGCGACAAATGGACGACGAAATACACGTTATTCAAGAGTTTTCAGAGTTGCCTGGAGTGTTTGGTATTGAACTGCAAGACCTACCCAATACAAGCGCAATTGCTATTTATGAAGTAGATACAAGCTACACCACTGGGAATTTTACAGGGCTTACTCAATTCACACAAATCACTATAGGGCTTCCAAGTCCAGGTCAGTTTCGTGTAGGTTCTGGATTTTCGTCAAAGGTCATATTCAACAGCGCAGACGATGGGAAGACTGTTGTTGTAGATTATGAAGGTGGGGGCTCTGTTGTTTCCATCGACAATATCAATGCAATTATTGGGACTTTGACATCTACTTTTGCATCCATTACAGCTTCTAATACTTCAGGGCTAGAAGTACGAGCTTCTAACAATACCTCGGTTGCGGCGATCTTTGGAGAGGGCAATACAACCGATGTAGAGGTAGGAAATAAAATTAGAGCCTTGTCTAGTGCAGGTATATTGTTTGAATCCAATTCAGGGACAGACGTTCTCACGCTTGGCGCAGGTGGTGGCAGTGGTGCTACGTTTGAAGGTGGAGTCAATATAAAAGGCACTGCATCGGTTGGAAGTGGTACAGAAACAAATCCCGACTTACACAAAGACGGAGACACTAACACTGGTATTTGGTTCAACACGGCAGACAACATTTCTCTTGTCACAGGTGGCGCAACAAGGTTCAGAGTTTTAAGCACTGGTCAGCTCCAAAACGTTTATGAGTCAACTGTTGGAACTGATTACAATACTACATTGCATAATGGGTATTTATGCAGGGCATGGGTAAACTTTAACGGTACAGGAACTGTTGCTATTAGGGCAAGTGGAAATGTGTCCAGTATTACTGATAATAATACAGGAGACTATACAGTTAATTTTACAACTGCAATGCCAGATGCTAATTATTCGCCTGTTGTGTCATCCGGTAAATCCCCATCTGGTGTTGGTTTGCCTGTAGATTGCACTCGCACTATTGAAGAATATTCTGTTTCTTCGATAAGATTATCTTCTTATCGAATCCTATTAGGTATTTTTATTGATGCAGAAACAATGACATTGGGTGTATTTAGATGAAAATAGTATATAAGGATAGCGAAGGCGTAAAAGTGGTCCATCCGGCGCCTGGGTATGATTACAAGATAGTAGCAGATAAAGATGTACCTGCGGGGTTAAACTTTGTGTTTATCGCTGAAGAAGATTTACCACCCAGGGAAACGAGAGCAGGTTGGGATATCACAATCACAAAATCAAATCGAGATGGCGTAGGGCTTACACAAGAGCAATTTAATGCTAAATATCCAGAGTTGGACGGGTGGGCAGTGAAATGATTACAATTAACCAAGCAAAACTTAACGAATCATTAAATCTTGAAGCTAGAAAAAAGCGAGCCCAAGCATACGCACAAGAGTCAGACCCTATATTCTTTAAATGGCAAAGAGGCGAAGCAACCGAAGAAGAATATCTTGCAAAAGTAGAAGAAATCCGAAGCAGGTTTCCTTATGTATAATAAATTTGTCCAGTGGGTATGGTTTTACATAATAAAGCGACTTACAAAGCGTAAATCGAACAAAAGCACAAAATATATATTGGATAACTTTTCGGACCGATTTAATACCCAATTAAAAGCATTAGAGCTATTAGGGGGGATTGACCTAGTAATCTTTGGAGATTCAAACGGAGAAGAACTTGCAGACTACGAGTCAATGAAACGATTTCCTGAAATTACAGCCAATCTTTCTATTGGTGGAACACGTGCAGATCATTGGGCTGAGTTTTTTACAAAATCCAAATACGGGCGAGAAATCTACCAAGTCATTAAAAACAAAAAAATACTTATTAATGTTGGTGGTAACAACGTATTGCAAATGCAAATGATAGCTTTAGTAAGTGCGCTTAACACTCTAAAAAGAATCTTCCCGAATTCGTATTGGATAAACATACCATCAGTTTACGCAAATCTAATTGCAAATTTACAAGGGCGAAGTGTTAAAACAGTAGTCAGCGAACTAAAAGAAGCCAACGATTATATTGGTCAAGTCGCAGGTGATAAGCTAATTGATATAAGAAATTTTACAGGACTAGATGAGGGCTCGCCATATTTTTATGTGTTAAAAGATGCAGTTCACTACTCTGACATATTTGATTATAAAATTAGAATTCCATTAATTATAGAGAAAGTATATGGCAGAGATTTCCGTAGCTGATTGGTTCAAAATCATAGCATCGTGTTTTGCGGTTGCCTCTACGATTGGCGGTCTAGTATGGTTTGTGATATCTCAATCCATTTCTTCAAATTCAGAAACACATAAAAGATATTCTATGGAGTTATCAATTGCTGAACGAGAACGGATTATGGAAGCGATGGAAAAAAAATCTGCAAATCACATACAAATGATATTTAACATATCCGACAAACTAAACGAAATTGACCAAAGATACGCAGTACAATACTCTGCCCTTGCAAACAAATCCGAGGAAACATTCCGGAGACTGGACGGGCTAGAAACTCACATTAAAAAAGTAGACGACAAACTAAGCGAAGTAGATAAAAAAATTGATATATTGGTATCGAGACAAAAATGAAAACGATTATTGCAAAACACAGATCAGATTGGAAATCCCAAGGGAATAACACCAAACCATATTGGATTGATAAAGGGAACGTAGTAGGAGAAGGTGGCAAGATCCTTTTCCCCATCGAGGATTTTGACAAACGAGAATCAGAACTTTATGACCGAGTGACACACTGCTTTATTTCATCGGGGTCAATGTTTTGTGGGGCTTTGTATAAGGCAGGTATACTCTCAACTCCTGTTGACGAAGTAGCATACTACCAACTTGTAAACGAAAACCTAAAAGGCAAAGAAAATCGTTTCTATTGGTCAGCACATGAGCGTGTACTTGATATGCTAATGAGACCTGACTATGATTTGCGAGTTATGGACGCAAAAACAGCCCTCCCAATAATTAGGCAAAACATAGATTCGGGATTCCCTTCTTTGATGTCGATTTGGATTAAACCTTGGTACCCATCAGGTCGAGGTCATATTGTCATCGTATCGGGCTATATGCTAGAAAACGACGGCACGGTATACGGGTATTTTCTTGATGACCCTTTTGGTAACGTACTCACCAAATACCGAGACAAAAACGGAGATAAGGTTTTTATATCTGCGAAAGAGATGGAAAAATTATTAGATAGTCCAAAAGATCAACCAAGGAAAGCGGGTATACTAGCGAGGAAAAAATGAAAAAGAAAATTGTAGAGCATAACGAATGGAACAGTTTTTTATCTATGATATTCAGAACAGACAACTGGATTCGGTTTGTTGGTGCTGTAGTGGTTTACTATGGCAAGAAAATGCCAGCGTCTGCCATTACTTCTAATTGGGTGTCTGTGCAATCTGACATATTGCTTGTCATCCTTGGGGGTGACGATTATGATATTAGGCCCAGATTTAAGAAAGTGGGTTATTTCTAAAATCGGAGTAAGCCAATGAAATACCCTCCAAACTTCTGGGAACGCAACAAAGACACGCTTTACGCTAGGCTTATCTATTCGGCATTTATAATTGGAGGAGTGGCTTTGATTATGTATCTAAGCCCAATACTACGATGAGATATTTAATACTATTACTTGCACTTGGATGTGCGAACCAACAAGTCAAAGACATTGAATCAAAATTTAACGACCGAAAAGATGTCATTGAAGCAATCGAGAAAAAGACTGCTAGCGTAAAGAACACACCCGAAACTGTGCAACTCAAAGAGCAGGTTGGTAGGGCACTCAAGGAACTTCGGTCAATCAACCAGGATCTAAAAGCCTGTTCCATTGAGAACGTGAACTACCAGTCTAAACTCGACGAAGCGAACAAACGCCTAGAAGATGCAGAATTTGCACTTGGGTTTCTTGCCGCCTTCCGTTGGGCATTGATTGGATTAGGGCTTGTAATTCTGTTGTATGCTCTGGTTAAGTTTAAAGTTATTAATTTACCATTTTAGCGATCTTCGTAAGCAAATTTCCAAACTGATTTTTTGGTAAATTCTATTCTGTAGCCTGTCCCAATTTCATCATAATAGATAAATTCACGTTTATCACATATTTTAGTGGTAACAGGAACCAACTGCTGTATTTTGCCTACCATTTGATATTGCATTGTTGTAACAGTGTGACTTTGGGTACATTCTTTGATGATAACATCAGTCTTTTGTTTGCACCCTAAAAAAAGTAGTATTATAAATAGCTTTCTCATTTTCTCCCCTTTGCCTTATGGCACTCCTTACACAACACTTTCAACCCACTAGCCTCACAAAACATCCTTTCTATTATACCATCCCATGACCCACTGCCAACTGGCTCTATGTGGTCAACCTCTGGCTTCCTAGTTGGGGTTTTGCACTGTTCACATTGCCAACCAAACCCCCTCGCAAGTTTGCATCTTTTAAGGGCTTCCTTGCGAGCATCGGAATACATCCACCATATCTTGCGAATGGCAGAACGAATACGAGAGCGAAGTTTAGGTGTCATGTATCAAATTTATTCTAATTTAAAAACCCGCACAGTCAACATAAAAAAATCGTTGACCAAATAAAATAGTTACCTATCATATCCTTATGACAGAACGTAAAACAAGACACGGTACACTCACGACGCAATTGGGCGATTTGAGAACTACCCCGGATATGGCAGATATGGCACGCAACAAAGCAAGAGAGCTAAATGTGAGCGTGATGGAATTGTGCAGAATAGCACTCGCGAAGTTCTTAGGGATTAAACCACCTAAGATCGAAAACGGAAGACCGAGGAAGGAGACAAAATGACAACCAAAATCCAACTTTATAAATTTACAGAGAACGGTATGGTCCCATCTGCAAAAGGCGACTGGATACGAGTGGAAGACGTTAAGCAACAGGCAAAAAAACCAAATGCAAAAAAACCAAAATCCAAGTAATTTGTCCCAGTGCCTTGTTAGAATACAAAATGTATTCACCAAAGCCGAAAGGACTATGGCAGACGTAGTGAGAGAAATGGAGCGCATCAACCCTCACAAGAAAATTGACGTGCGAGTTTGAAAGAAAAGGAGATTCAAATGGGATTTAAAAAAGCAACGAAAGAAAAGGCTAAACTTAGATGTGCTATGTTTGGTCCAAGTGGAGCCGGTAAAACATTTACAGCTCTAAGCATGGCAACAGGGCTAGGGTCAAGCATTGCAGTCATTGATTCAGAAAGAGGATCGGCGTCAAAGTATGCTGATCGATTCGAGTTTGATGTCATTGACCTTGAGAAAAAAACAATCGACGAATATGTCAAATGGATTGAGGAAGCGAAAGGCTATGATGTGCTAGTGATTGATTCACTTTCTCACGCATGGCAAGAACTTCTCGAAGAAATTGACCGAATCGCAAAAGCTAAGTTTAGCGGTAACACTTGGGCGGCATGGAACGAAGGCACTCCTAAACATCGCAAGCTAGTAGATGCAATCTTGTCTTTTGATGGTCATGTGATTGCTACAATGAGATCCAAAACAGAATGGCAAATCACAGAAAACGACAAAGGGAAGAAAACTCCTCAACGTGTAGGACTTGCACCGGAACAAGGGAAAGGAATTGAATACGAATTTGACTTTCTAATGGAAATCAATCAAGATCATATTGGAACCGTTATCAAGGATCGTTCTGGTAAGTTCCAAGATTCTATGTATGACAAACCAGGTAAAAAACTTGGCGAAGAACTCAAGGCATGGTTATCCGATGGAGCAGATCCAAACGAACGACAAGCTTTAGAACAATTTGCAAAAGTTAAAACCTGGCTATCTACAAAAAACCCATCTATTGAAGCACTTAAAGAAGCAAAAGATAAATGGGTAAAGTTTGACAAATTATTTGAGTCAACTGGCAAGCATGAGCAATACGATGAGATTATGAAAGCACTCGATGAAAGAATTTTAGAACTTACACAAAAAGAAGGCATTCAAAAATGAATAAACTAATCCTAATCGGCAATCTCACAAAAGATCCAGAACTCAAAAACGTAGGAGGCAGTGACCTAGTAAATGGGTCAATTGCCACAACCTACAAGTATAAATCAGGCAATGAAACCAAAGAAGAAGTGTGTTATGTGGATTATGTGATATGGGGTAAACGAGCCCCTATCTTTGCACAATACACAGGCAAAGGCAAAAAGGTCATGCTAGAAGGCAGGCTTCAAACAAAGTCTTGGGAATCGGCAGACGGTAAGAAAATGTATAAACTGGTTTTGAATGTGGAAAACTTTGAATTCCTGTCACCACAGGGTCAAGGTCAAACATCACAGCCAGAACCAGAACACACACCAGACTACGGAGACGATGACATCCCTTTTTAGGGGTGTTGTAAAGGAGATAACATGAACCTATACGACCTTAACCAAATGTACACCGAAGCCCTTGAGGGTGCTATAGACGAAAACGGAGAGATCAAGTCAGATGTGCTTGCCGATCTTTTAAGCGAGATCAAAGAAGAACGAGAGACCAAAATTCTTAACATAGCTTGTTGGATTATTGATTTAGAACTAGATTCTGAAAAGTTTGATAAACAAATAAAGAGACTTGAAGAACGTCAAAAGACAATCACTAATAAGATTAAATCTTTGCGCAAATACTTAGAATCTTCTTTGGAGCCTGGTGAAAAGTTTAAGGATGCATGTGCAGAAATTACATGGCGTAAATCTTCATCCGTTGAAATCGTAAGCGACTTGGATACGTTTGTAGGTGCATATCCGAACTTGTGCAAAGTTAAATACGAGCCATCTAAGACGGCAATCAAAGAAGCCATTGAGTCAGGTGAGCTTGTAATTGGTGCTGAAATTGTAGAAAAGAAAAACTTGGTGATTAAATGAACGAGATTACATTCACTATTGGGTTTTCTATGCTATGTGTTTCTTTATGGGGTATAGTCTACGGGCTTACTCCAGACTGGAGATACAAACGGAGATTGCAAAAACTTAATCGCTATGTCAATAAGGAGATAAAATGAACGAGGAGCTTATAAAACATTTAACCGAGCTAATTAAAGAGCTAACCACTACTCTTAAATTATTAAATCAGCCACAGTATGTTATATCTAGTGACCAAACTAGTTGTATGTGTACTTGCCCTAACAATAAAGCTTGCGATAACGAAAATTGCCCAAGGGTATTTAAGGAGATAAAATGATTTGCGCACTAACCATAGGGTTTTTAATTCTGTTTTTGTTTTGTATGTTCCTTGCTTCGGCGCTGATTCACATTAAAGAACAAATGGACGAAATGGAGAAAAGACTACCTCCGAAATAAACGGCCTCATATCGCACCAATGAGAGTATTAAGTAATTTTTTAAAAAATTACAACAACATTCAAATCACTGGCAGAGTGGTGCCTGCCGATTTTTTTAGATTGGTGATTATTAGGGTAGGATTACTCCGCAGGTTTTTACACCTGCGTTTCACCAGGAGATTCCAATGAACAGACTCGCTATGCGGAATGTAAGAATCAATTCAATTGAACCACTTTCTTGCACAGTGTCAACCAAAAAACATTTGACCCATGCAATACAAACTCAATTCTACATTTAGTGACCTTCAGTAAAACCGTCAAAAAAGGAGCCTTTGATATCCACTACTCAATAGTTGACTACGGACACGGCAAGGAGAAGCGAGTGTCAATCAAATGCCCCGGGTTAAAACAGGTTTTACATGACAGATCTAAACATAAGTCATTTAGGCAAATGGAAGCTGAACTTCTAGAGAGATACAAAAAAAAGTTTGACATAATATCTAACTAAGAGTCTAATAAAGCAAATCGGAGTGGATGCCGATAAAAGAGCCGTTGACTCACTTCCAGGGTGCAAGCTAGACTTCAAGTCCTCCTTGCCAATCATCCAACCTGGGAGGCAGTGAACGGCTTTTTTATTACCCGCCTCTCCGAAAGGAGAAACTTATGGAAGAAAAGAAAAAAACATTTGCGTTCCCAATCGTAAATGAATTGGGGCATTTATATCACCCTGGCATGGAACTACGTGACTGGTTTGCTGGTATGGCTTTGGCAAATAGTTGGTGTGGTTCAATTGAACAAGATAGCATTAACGATGTTGCGAGAGTTGCATATCGGATTGCAGATGCAATGATGGAGGCTAGAAGCAAATGACCAATCTTACACAACAAACAATGACCATAAAGGAACTGGCAGAAGTTGCTGGTTGCGATCATAAGACCGTTCGAAGAACCATTGAAGAATTATACCCTGGTTTAATGAAAAATGGCATAAAAACAGAATTAAATTATAATCAATCAGAACTTGTAATGCACAACTTGAGGATTAAAGGTGGGTTGCAATCTGTACCTAGGCAAAATGCCGAGGTTACAAATAACCCATTAGAGGTTGCAAAAATTCAGCTTGAGTCTATGCTAAAAATGATTACAGCAATTCAAGAAACTCAAGCAAAGCAAAAAGAACACGATTCTCGTATAGAACAACTTGAAAATAAAATTGAAAAAAGGCTAACGGACGACGTGTCTTTACAGCTGGTTCTCCCATCGCAATTAGGTAAAATGTTTGAGCCAAATCTTACGGCACAAAAAGTAAACATTAAATTACGAGAAGCTGGTCTGCAATGGAAAGTTGGTGGTGAATGGATTCCTACAAATGAAGGTAGACCATATTCGTCATCGGAGCCAGTACAAGTTGAAGCAGGTAAAATCGTATATCAATTAAAATGGCAAAGAAAAGTTAAGGAGTTATTGGTATGAGCAACAAAAAATACTATGAGCATTCAAGTGATAGGATAGGTAATTATGCAAGTATGTTATATCGGTTACAGGAAGAACTATGTAAAATACAAGAAGAGATTTATAAAATATCAGACCAACTCGGGGAAGAATCATTTAATGTCGTTTCCCCATTTTTGCCAAGTGTTGAAAAAGAAAATGCGGTCAGAGTTGGATATGTATATTTTCTAATCGCTGGAGACTTTTACAAAATTGGGTATTCTAAATCAATTAAGATTAGGATAGGGTCATTGCAAACGGGATGCCCACATAAAATACGTTTGGCTGGGGTCATAGCTGGTAGCAAATCATTTGAAAAGCATCTGCATACTAAGTTTAGAAAGTACAGAGCAAACGGCGAATGGTTCCATAGTTGCGATGATATAAAAGATTTTGTAGCCTTTAATAGAAGTAAACAGTTAAAAATTGAGTTGGTAAAATGATGGACATTATTGTATCAAAGGGGTTTGCGCCGGGTGTTTTACTTGCCGCACGGGATATTTTTCAGTTAGGTAGAACATGAGCAAAAACAAAGTATCTGACAAAGTATTCCTTAACGGGAATAAAAAAGATGGTAAGCACTATTGGCTTACCCCCGACAGCGTATATGAATTTATTGAAAAAACTTTTGGGGTTAAGCGGAAAAACCTTTATGACCCATGCCCTTATCCTAAACCAGAAGGCTACGATGGGCTAAAAGAAGATTGGGGTCAATTTAGCTATGTTAATGCTCCGTTTGGGGTAGTCGATGCAAACGGTAAAAAGATCGGTGCAACTGCCTGGTTTCGTAAAGCGAAGGAAGAATGCAATAAAGGTAAACTGGTTTTATTTGTATTCCCTATCCATAATTGGCTTGTAGAGGCAATGGTCTTTTGTGGTGCTAGTGTGATCCACATGGGCAATGTAAAGTGGTTGGCAATTGAAGACGGGCTGCCTGGTAAGGGTTGCGGATCTATTGCTATGTTTGTACTGGATGGTCGTCGTGGTTGTAAACCATGGGAGAAGAAATGAGCGAATTTAAACCAAATACAACTCAATATCCAAACTTTCTATTTGACCTTATGCCATCTCTCAAAGAAGGCGAGCTAAGACTATTGAATGCAATCGTTCGCAAAACATACGGGTGGCAAAAACAAAGAGATAAAATATCGCTTAGCCAAATGATTGAGCTTACGGGTATGTCAAAGCAAGGTATTTTAGATGCTAGAGAGCGATTAATAAACAAAGGTATCATAAAAGCGGAAATGGTAAATGGTATTATGGAATACATGGTTGTAATCCCAGAAGAGCTGCCAGTCAATAAGGTTGACCTAAACAAACGTGAAGCTGTCAAGATTGAACACGAAGCTAGTCTAAATCAGCCCGAAATGGACGTCCACAACGTAGACACACAAAAGAAAGAATTACAAAAGAAAATTACAAAAGAAAGAGAAGAAGAGCCAACCCCAAAAAAACAAGACGACCTAAACCCTTTTGCAAAAACAAATTTAGTTGAAGCATTAATAGATGATTATCTACGAAAGAACTATAGGACAAAGATTCACTCTGACAAACTAAGTTGCAAAGAGATTGCCGACCGGATCTTGGATGACGAGGACGTAGAAGAATTTATGACTGAGCTGTTTATGAGATGGGAATCTAGTTGGTGGAAAGATAAACTGTCCCCCCAACCAAGGCAGATTGTCAAGGCTTGGGATCAGCTTATGGTCATTGAGATTCCCGAATGGAAAAAGTCGGGCTTTGGCTCCGAATACGAATACAACATCCGAAACAAGGCTAAGCCTAGCCATCACACTACAATGGAACAACTGCAAACCTACCAGGAACCGAAGGCAGACCCTGAACAGATAAACAACTTTTTAAATGACTTGGAGACTCTTAAAACATGAACGAACTGCTACCTAAAAAACTAGCTCCCTACAAGCTACCAAACTGTTGGATATGCTACGACATAGGCAACTATGAGATCAGTCGATTTTCCAACGGCAAAGAATTACCCAAATGGAAGTTTGGCGAAAAGATTACAGAAGACCACGGCAAGATGTACGCTGAAAATAACAACGTCACCGAAGAAGAAGTATATCGTATACAATGCCCCGCCTGTCATCCAAAGTTTGAAAAACGACACGAAGAACTTACCTCTGTTATTATGTCAGAAAAAACTAACATAAAAGAAAAAGGCGAAGCAAGAGACGAGCTGTCAATGATTTGGGGCATGAAGCCTAAACGCAGATGACAGATCCTACAGCCCTACAACTAGCTACCCTTCGCTACATACAAGAATGGTACATAGAATATATGTATCCACCGACTGTAAGAGACCTAGCTCAAATGGTAGGTGTATCATCTAAGGCAATGTATGACAGAGTCAATGCAATGCGAAAAAAAGGACTGTTACTTGATGAGAAGAAAATTGTGCCAGTTGGTATAAAGGTAGTAAAAATAGTTGACACAAAATAACACTAATGTAGTATTGCTGTCAGGAGACAAACCAAATGACAACACTAGACAGAATCAACAACAACTATAAATCAGAAATCAGCATTAGTGAGATGAACGCAATAGCTGATTTTATGAATGGCCTAAACAAACTTGATGAGGAAACTTGGCGTAAGATGAGGGAGGATATGAGTAATGTATTGGCAGTATAGATTCACGCTATCTAATCGGTCATCTCAAATACCTAATAGATACTATGCCTATGAGGTATATACAGACAAAGACGAAGCTCTAGCGCAATGCGATAAACTGCGGGCAATGATTAACAGGGTAAGGAAATGAGTAGAGAGATAAAGTTTAGGGTTTGGGACTTAGATCCAGAAAGACACAGAATGATTTACTTTAATGCGTTTGAGACATGGGGGTTTATCGACCATACAAAAGACCCTGCGCGTACAATAACAAGCAACAGAACTTTAATGCTAACAACTGATCCAACACAATTTGCTTGGATGCAATACACTGGCCTAAAGGATAAGAATGGTAAAGAGATTTATGAAGGCGATGTTGTGAAACTTGGGCAATACACTAATCCTGAAGTTGTTAAGATAAATCCTTATTATGGCGTTACGCCAATAGCTGGACACTGTACTGGGTATTGGCAAGGAAGACCTGAAGATTTTAAAGTCATTGGCAACATTTACGAAAACCCTGAATTGCTAAATGCCTAACTGGGAACGCAACCTCCCGCCTATGGTAAAACCAGAACGGGACAAACGACCCAAAGCCGTACAGAACCTAGAAGCTAACGCAATCAACAAAGCCAATTTTTTACGCCTAGGAATTACTCGCTGTGAATCCTGTGGTACTGACTACGGGCTATCATTCGCCCACCGAAAAAAACGCCGTCATTATAGAACCTTAGAAGAACTAACAGACTACAACGAAGTCATTTTATTATGTCTGCGAGAACATGAAGAAATCGAAAAATCGCCACAAAAAACAATCGAACTTTTTAAAAGGTTAAGACCTAAAAATAGTTGACACAAATTCTAGTAAATGTAGGATGAATTTAGGAGATTCATGCCAAGCAGATTTGATTTAATCCATTTAGTTTTGTTTTTAGTTTTAGCTCTCTGGCTATGTTATCAACAATTACTAATTAGCGATTTACAATCTAACTGCAAGGTAGTAAAAATATACTCAGGAGATAAAAATGATAACAGACACAAAACTAACGGAAACCGAAACTAAAGAACTAGCGTATATGTATTACGGGTATTACGCCGCAACGAACGACGCTAAAAAATCCATGCAATTTATACAGTCAAAGGGTTGGAATCCAGTTCACATTCTAAATATACGACGTTATAGTAAGCGAGAGCTTGAGTGATGTCACGAATAACTGAAAAGGACTGGCATAAAGTCGCTGAGACGGTCACGCACTGTATAGTAAAAGATTTGTCCAAGCTGGATGTTACAATGCTACTTGGTATGTCATGGAATGCAATAATTAAAGGTATGCACCGGCAAGGCATAACGCTCACACATTGCAAAAAATGGGCTGTGCAAATGTCTGATGGTAGATTAGCGCTTAGGTCGGATTTTGGATCTGAGGCAGTTGTGAAATACCGGATTCATACAGGAGAAATTAAGCAAAACAAATGGGGGTTAGTAATAATGAGCGAAAGCAAGTATGCAAGATACAAACGTAAAGATATAGGAGCAACTGAGGCAGAATATAGCGCGAAGCAAACTGCGGAAATTTTAAAATACAGTGCTAGTCGTCTTAGCGTGCTTGTCGATGCCGGGCATATAAAACGAACACGGATCGGAAAATATGACAAGTCATCGGTCGATGCGTATGCAATTGAACTTGAAGAACGTCGACAGATTCAGCCGGCTAAATGGTTAAACCCAGGGAGTTACGCAACATGACCGCACGAAGTTTTTACCGCAATTACAAAAACCGATGTATGGACTCTCTCTCACCTGACTATGACGACGATATGCAGTTGGATGAGGACGAACAGGAAGACCTAGACGATGCGATTCTGGACGAGATGCTAGACGCACAGGAAGAACGAATGGAAAGAGAAGAAAGGGGGATAGTGTGAACTCAATCTACGTAGAATCACAAACCCTTTATCAAAACAAACCAGCATTTAAATGGCTGGATAAATGCGGGGCGAGGTGGGTTGACGGCACACCGTTTGAAGATTACAGAACGCGACAACCATACATTGGCTTTACCAAAGATGGTTTTGCTCATTTCCCAAGTTCAATGAAGCCAGATACACAAAGCCACACCCACACTCCCACAGCCCTCGAATTCTGCCAAGGTGTTGCTAGGATACTAGGTATTCCAGAGCCGACGTTTGAGGAGGACAAAGACAAAGCGTTTTGGGATTCCGAACAGGCGATTTTTGATAGAGCAAAAAATAACCCTATGGTCATTGATCCTGCTTTATATGGTGCGAAGGTGAAGCCAAAAGGTATGGCAATAGAATGCGACAAATTAACTCAAGATCAAAAAGAATGGGTTGATTCTGTTCGTGGCCGACAATCCGACTGGGAAGATTGGTCATATTGTGTAATTCTTAAACCTAGCGGGGTTGTTGACATATACCTAACAAGTGAATCAGAAGTAAATGATGTTCTTGGTGTCACCATTACCGATTCCCCCACTGAATTCCTAGAATATGTAGCACAACAGACAGGTAAGGAATATAAAATGGAACCGACGTTTGGGGAGGTTACTGGTCACGTATTAACTCAAAACGAGATTGATAAAATTATTGAATTCGACAAGCCAGAGCCAAAAGGAATGGCGATAGATTTGCATTTATTGAGCAAAAGTGACAGGTCAAAACTTGAGGAATTAACAATTGGGAGCGCTACACTAGAAAATGGCCATGACAAATATTTACGTTTAAAGAATGGGAAAATTTGGGCAGTTAGTAAAGAGCGCATAGAAAGCTTGGGCTATACCATCACCGATTCCTCTAAAGTATTCCTTGAATATGTAGCACAACAAACAGGGAAGGAATATCAACCAAACATTGTAAATTTGCCACCAAATATAGAGCAAAAAATGTTATACCCGAACCACAAAAACTACCGCATCCTTGATTCGTTAGACGGTATTCCACTAGATACACGCATACCATTGAGTGAGTGGATACCGCCCATGGGAGCCGAAGTGCTTTGGGTCATTGACAAGTCTGCATACATGGGTCACTTTGGCGGGTTAAATATTGACGGCTTGGTTATATTAGATAGCGACGATGTAATGATTTCGGTAATTGATAACCTAGACGGTCATTGGATGAGGATTGTATGAGCGGATACTTAAGATTGCACCATCCCAATGGAAGGGACGTTGAGTTTTACGAGTGCGAAAAATACGGATGCACTCACCAATCAATCGATGATGCTTATAGTTGGATTCATGCGAAAAAAATTGGGTGGGAAGTGATACCAGCAATTGTGAGTCGAGAAAACAGGCAAAAATTATCTGGTAAAAATATGGGGTTATGTGACAGCGAAGCGACAAAAGTTGAATTATATTGTCCAACTTGCTTCCCCGCAATTAAAGATAAACATTTATCTAAAACGGTCATTGGATGAGGATTGTATGAATGTTTATAAATTTTTTAAGGTTTTGTGCGCAGGTTTGATTCTTGCGTGCTTTTGGTTAATGATAGGAATGATTTTTACACAAAGCACAAATTTAAATCCATTTGTTCAAGGGGTAACTGCATTTATGTGGTTTTTTACTTACGGTATGTTGATAATTGAAGAGGAAGTATTTTAGCTATGAACGAACTTAACAAACTAATAGAGCAATACGAACGAGAGAACCCAGGGAAGAAAGCCAGGTGGGAGGACAATCCGCTAGTTCAACCATTATCGTTAAACCAAAAACCTTACTTTAAGCAATATTCAGGATTTACCAATGATTTTGTCCTATGGCTCGCCTCCCGTCCAACTTGTGGCATCGAGCAAAGGAAGTTTTTGGATGAGATAGAGAAAGGTAAATACTACAAGGGAATAGCTTCGAACACTGGAGGAATTTTACTTCCTTTATTGTACATTCCACAGGATTCTTTTGAGTCTGACCTACAAAAAGTAACTCAAGGAGAATAAGAGAGTATGATACCAAAAAATACACCTAAACAAATTTATATTGATGCTGAAGACAAAGAACTTGAATGTATGGTCGAAGATTTTGAAACTCTAGAAGATGCTAAATGGTGCGAAGACGACATTTGGGAGCATAGTATCCGTTATGTTAGATCAGACTTGCCAACCTGCACCCCCACCGAGCGAGCATTTCTGGATGAGCTGAGGGAGAAGTATAAGTGGTATCCTCAAGACGGCGGGATTTTATCAAATGAGGAAGGGACTTTATGCGATTTAATAAGTCAAATCCATTTCACAAAATCAAACCTAAAGGAGCTAGTCAATGAGTGATGAATTAGACATAGGCAAAGAACTCCCTATCACCAAATGCTATGAATGCGGATCAAATGGAGAAGCACAAGACGGGTGGTGGTCAAAGCTAGTCATATATCAAGGTGAACAAATTTGGGCAAAAATATGTGATGTTTGTTGGGCAAAACCAGATTGTCAATGCAGGGAATGTAAATGGGTAGGGAATAGAATTGGAGAGGGCGGAATTCGTCCTTATAAAGATCCAAATGACGCCGATGTAATTGGTGTCTCATGTTGCCCTAAGTGTGGTGGCGATTTGTTAGTATTTGGAGATTAAACGATGTCAGAAGTAAAATGGGAGATATGGGGATATGATTGAAGTAGGATCAAAAGTAAATGTATATTTTACTCACATGGCTAGGCACAATTTAACAGTAAAATACGAGCCACAGCAACCAATGGATTGTTGGATTCTTGAAGATGAAAACGGCAAAGAATATAAAGTTTTGCATTATGATTTAATTGAGGAAATTGTATGACCCCTAAAACCGAAACAATGTGGATGGCGTGGCATCCAAGTGTAGGATTTATTGCCCAAACTGGCGATAAAATTAAATCAGCCTGTGATTATCGACTTAAATCAAGTGGTGTATTTTCGCATAAAATACCAGAGTTTAAAATTATTGAAGTCACCATACAACCAAAGAAGAGAGGGAAGGGATGATAACTAAAATACTAGAATATTTTAGAGAAACTAATTTTTTTGATAAACCCACATTTATTAGGAAAATCCAGTGTAGTGTTTTTGGCCACCCTAAACACTCACTGTTGCTTAACTACTACAAAAAACCTTGGTGCACATGGTGTGCTAGCTACATTAAAATTAAAGACGTAAGAAAGGAACCTAACAATGGAAAATAACAAACTAACAGAATTTGATAAAGAAAAATTTGAGTTAGATGTATTACGTCTTATATCAAAGCATACTGACACAGGAGGTTGTTTTTATCATTCTGATTTTCTTGCCGACCTCCGCCAAATCATGCCACCCATCTGCACACCAAACGAAAGGAAGTTTTTGGATGAGATAGAGAAAGGTTGGTACAAGATTCATTTCAAGATACCCCACACATCCGAGTTGACAACTATGGAGTGCGAGGCATTCTTGGAGGACGTAAGAAGGCATTGCCAGGAGTTCCATGGGTTAAGGGTGCCATTGCCCAATGAGGTGATATATGAGTAAAATAACAAATAAATACTTTATAAGCTATGCAATGAAACGGGGCAATGAATGTGGCTATGGTAACTCTGTAATGAACCTTGGTGAAAGTATAGATATCCCTTTAATACAAAGCTACATTGCCAAAGAGGAAAATGCCGAGGTTGTTATTTTGTATTACAGGAAGATGGGAAATGACTAACGCACAAATCAAAGCAACCCAAGACCTTTGTCGTCCTCATAGATACAGCTACGAAGACATAATATCTAAAGGTGCGTTTGCTACGTGCCAGAAAGGATGTGGGCATGAATGGGGACAGACGGAAGAATACAAGGCATTGCAAGTAGCAAAATCAACTTGACATTTGTAATCGGTTAAGCTACAATAGTTCCATGCTACCTGGGGTATACAACTTTAATACTATTGTCCAAAACGATTTATACCCCCAAACAACTTTTACATTTAGAGATGCATCCAATGACCCAATTAATTTAACAGGACAAACAGTTTCTCTGGCTTTTATCAAATCTGGAAGATGCCATAGTATGGAAATGCAAATTACTAACCCAACACAGGGGCAGGTAGTGTTGCCGGAATTTATAGCTGATTTTGATTTAGGCATTTGGGAATACCAACTTAAAATTTCACAAACTGGCAGTACTCAAACTTATTTGACTGGTACTTTGCAAATAGTCAGGAGCATAGAATGTCAGTCAACGTAGAAACAACAGACATAGTAGTCACGGTTATTGCTTCAACAACTGACACAACACAAGAAGTTATTGTTCAAAATATGGCTGGCCCTCAAGGAGTTCCTGGCCCGCAGGGACCGCAAGGGATACCAGGCACGAATGCACAAGATCCTAATTTCACTGTTTCAACTGGAGCGCCAGGAACCGATGTTGTTCTTACTGGCACATATCCTAATCAAAACATTCAGATACCTCGTGGAGATGTTGGAGCGACTGGCGCAACCGGAGCTACGGGAGCGCAAGGTCCACCAGGAGAAAATGCGCAAAATCCAAATTTTACAGTTTCTACAGGTGCGCCAGGGACCGATGTAATTTTATCGGGAACATACCCAAATCAGAATATTCAAATTCCTCGTGGTAACGCTGGAACCAATGGGACAAATGGGACCGACGGGAAAACTATTCGGAACGGGAGTGGTGGGCCTTCATCGGGCTTAGGTGTTGACGGTGACTTCTATATTGACACGACCGCCGATGCGATATACGGACCGAAGACATCGGGTGCATGGGGTTTACCGACATCACTTATTGGTGCAACAGGACCCCAAGGGCCACAGGGAGATCCTGGTCCTCCTGGAAGCACTGCTTTTGCAGATTTGACAGGATTTCCGAATGACAACGCAGCACTCGCCGCAGAATTTGCGACGAAAGCAGACGTATTGACAAGGACATCCGCTCTAATTATCGAAACAGATTTTTACAATTCGACCTCTCCGTTCGCCCAAGGTCTTACAGGAACGGCAGTTTCTTCTGGAACTATCGTAAACATTGCGGGAGAAGCGAACAATCCTGGAATTGTAGCTTTGAGAGATTCCACTATTGCGAACGGTGGCTATAGAGTCCAAACGGACGTGACTGCTTTTAGGTTGGCTGGTGGAGAGCGATGTGTATTTGTTTTCCAGGTTCGGAACGCAAGAGCTACTATTTCAGGCTATCTAGGATTTTTTGACAATACGACGGTTGCTGTCCCTACTGATTGTGTTTGCTTGGTTTTGTCCGCCAATGGAACCACTGCAAGCATAGTAGGAAGAGGAAGGGCAAACAATACAGCGGTCGATACATTGACAGCTTTTGCACCTGTTTTAAACACATGGTATACGGCAATTATTGAAATCAATTCAGATGCAACATTAGCCACGTTTCAAATACTCAATGCAGCAGGTGTGGAACAGTGGACTGGAACGACTACGAACATTCCAACAGCTTCAGGAAGAGAAACAGGGTTTGGAGCCGCAGTGTTTGAGTCTACGACAGATGCGGCGGCTGACATAATAAGACTTGATTACATCCGAATGGAAATCAACAGAACTTTAGTAAGATAGCTTGACATTTAAAAAATAGATGCTTGTAATTGTTACAGACAGAGGAGGATATCCAGATGTCAGAAAAGAAAAAAACCGGCAGACCCTCCAAATACAACGAATCAATACCAAAACAAGCAGAAAAGTTAGCAAAGTTTGGGGCAACCGACAAAGATTTAGCAGACTTTTTTGAAGTAGCAGAGTCCACAATCAATCTATGGAAAGAGGAACACCCTGAGTTTTCGGAGTCCCTAAAAAGAGGAAAGGATTTAGCAGATGGGCAAGTCATAAAGAGCCTTTACCAAAGAGCAACAGGATACGAGCACCCAGACGTTGACATTAGGACGGTTTCAGTGGGTGGCGGTATTTCGCAAATTGTAGAAACCGAAATCGTGAAGCGTTACCCACCAGATACAACTGCCGCAATCTTTTGGCTGAAAAACCGGCGTCCTCAAGAATGGAGAGACCGCCAAGAAATCGACCACACTAGCAAAGGCGACAAAATTACTCCTTTGCAAATCTTAAGCAGTTTTGAACGAAATAGCAAAAATACTTAAATACGCTAGAGACGAGCCACACCGGTTAGGGTGGTACCTGGGGTATGACAAACTAACCCCCACCCACAGCGAATGGATTCACTACATATTTGATTCCAAGGGAACTGTTGTCCTCCAAGCCCACAGGAACGCATACAAGACTACAGCGATGGTTGTAGGAGCTATTAGACAACTTTTGTTTTATCCGGATACGACAATGTTAATCATGCGAAAATCCTTTACCGATGCGCAGAAGATTTTACAGGAAATCCAACAGCACTACGAACGGGAACCACTTAGAGCTCTATACCAAATGATAGGAGTTGATGAGCCAATAGGCGACAAATGGAAAGGCGAAGTTTTTACCCTTAGTACCAAGAAATCAGTCACGAAGGAAGGAAATGTGGAATGCCTTGGAATCGACTCCTCCCTTACTGGAGCGCACTACGACAAGATTCTACTAGATGACATCATCACTATTGATGACCGAATTTCACGGACACAAAGAGAAAAAACTAAAATCCGATTGGCTGAGATGGTCAATATACCCAAAAGACCACATGGGACCATATCGGTCACAGGAACGCCTTGGCATCCAGACGATGGCTACAAAACCCTGCCAACGCCCAAAGTATATTCAATCTACACGCTGAACCCTCCGATTTTATCAAACGAAGAAATCGACGACATAAAAAGCAAAATGCCGGCATCTCTCTTTGCTGCAAACTACGAGCTTCGGCATATTGCCGATGACGATAGGTATTTTGACGAACCGAAATTTAAGTGGATAGAAAACAGAATCGAAGGTCATGTGGCAGTGTTAGACCCTGCCTACAAAGGAACCAACTTTACAGCTTTGTGTATTTTGTTCACCGATGGGATTGAATACTTTGCTAGAGGGTGGGCATGGCGCAAAGAAGTTACAGATCAGGCAGATACTATTGTCAAATGCCTTCAAGAAATGGGAGCCAAAAACCTATACATAGAGTCTAACGGCGACAAAGGGCTAACCTACAAATACTTTAGAGAACACCACCCTGGGCGCATTCAATATCACGAATACTACGAATCAGAAAATAAGCACGTGAGAATCCTGAACCGAATTAAACCGAATTGGGGGAAAATTAACTTCCACCCCGACACACAAGGCGAATGGCTGAATCAAATTCTTGACTACCAAGAAGGGCAAGAGCCAGACGACGCTCCGGATTCACTCGCAGGCGCATTGCGAAGGCTACCTCTAAAGTCGAGAGGCTCCGTAATTATTGGGAACATTCGCTAACATGACAAAATGTCAGGAATATGCTTGACATTTTACCTAAATATGACCTAGTCTAGGTATGCCTACAGTCACTGCCAAGCTATCACTTAAAGAACGTGTGACTGTTGCAGTCAAAGGGCAGTATGTATATAACTACAATGCCAACCCAATAAACCCTTTGTTTGGGCCACAGCTCACATTCGACCAAACAGGAATCGGAGACTATAAATCATACCCCGACCAAGTAAGGGCAACCTATCGTAAATATTTAGGCGAAGATTATTTCGGGAGAACATACGTTAAATCTATTGTTGATTTCCGCACATCATACATAGCAGGGAATGGCGCTGTAATCAAAGCCAACGAAAAGAATTCGATTGAGGCAAAGTTTGTAGAAGGCTTTCTTAAAATCAATAAACTAGACGGCGGGAATTTTTCTACTTTGGTCCGATACACTGAACTAGAAGGACGTGGGTTGTTGGTGCTTAACCAGAAAGAATACGATAGAATGAAGCAAGTTAAAGCCACCCACATTCCTTGGGACAACGGACTCTATACCCCTATCCAATCCAAAACTCAGCCCGACGTGATTGAAAAAATAGAAATGGCAGGCAAGGATATCATGCCTGACCGATTTGTATATATGCAAACCGGAGGGGTACCGCACAGACCAGAACGACCTACCAACAAAATTCATATTGCTTTAAATGACTTAGAACACCTTGACCGGTGCTTACAGGATTGGGGGCAATACAACCAACTTTACGGGTTAGGCACTCCTGTCTTTGAGATGATGTCCTGGGAAGATGCCGAGGAAATCGCAAAACAAATTAAAGATATGGATTGGAAGGCAGGCAAGTCTATTGCTATGCCTGGCAAACATTACTACGCAGTCCCCGACGGCGCAGGTCAAGCCTCAATGGAGGCTGAGATAAAAACTAGGATTAAAAAGGTATCAGGTCTTACTGGGATGCCACCTCATTTTTTTGGGTTCACGGATCTTCTATCCAACCGAGCAACAGCCGAATCAATGCTTGAGCAGATTTCAATCGCAACTACAGAAGAACGAAACACTATTCAGGACAAACTCATAGAGCTAGTTCAGAAATCGGTTGATATGTACAATAAGCTAAACAATGCAAAAGTGGACGCTTCTAAAATATCTGTTCAATTGCCAATGGCTTCTCAGGAACAAATTAAACTTTTGTTTGATGTTTATGTTCCTCTCTCGCAGATGGGCTACATTTCGAAAGACACTGTCCGCAATATGGTCCCAAACACAGATCCAGAAGAAGAAGCTAAAAAAATGGCGTCTGAGCCAATGACTTCCTCTGAAATAATCCTTAACAACTCAGGAGCGACCACATGAAAGTAATAGTCAAGGCTTCAGAATTCGCTTTGCCCGCATCCGAGATACTATCCTATGTTGAGCCTACCATTCTATCTTACATTAAAGGCTTTAATGAAAAGCCATTGCTTAAAGCCTATGTTGTCGCTTCAAATGAAGAATTGGTAACCCCAGGCTTTGAGGCTGGTTACGACGGTCCAACTGAACTATCATTTTCCAAAGAAGCAGTCGCCGATGTGTATGAAAAAATCAAGCCAGGCAATCCTATCTATTATGACCATTGGGAAGATTCACCAAAAGAAAAAGAACGTGAAACCGTTGGGAGTGTTGTTGGTAAAGCACTCAAAAAAATAGGCAACAAAATCTATGCAATTGTAGTTGGGTTTTTCAATGAAGATAACGAGGAGCTTGCCCTTGAGCATGACAGCGTATCTATGGAAGCCAATTGGGTTATTGAACCAGATGGAAGTGTTAAATCCATTTCAGAATTTGACGCTGTGGCAATAGTTCCCAACCAAGATAAACCGGCATTTAAAACAGCAAAATCTATTGGAGTAGTAAAAGCAAAAGATATGACAACACCAACGAGCCTTGATTGGCACACATTGGAAGCAGAATTCCGCAAGATGAAAGGTCTTGCATCGCAGGTATCAGACCCTAATGAAATGATTGGGGATCTGCAATGGTCCGAAACTGGAGAACCCATCCTGACAGGTGTGGACAAAAAGTATGTGGCCAAAGCTGTAGAACTGATTAAGAAAGCAGTTGAGAAAGCAAAATCTCAAAAGGACCCAGGCATCACAGAAAAGCTTGCCGAATACGAATCGTTGAAAAAAGAAATTGGGATGCTCAAAGCAAAACCAATGCTACTTGAAAAAGCAAAAGAAAGAAAGCTTGGGGACGAATTTGTATCATTTATCGAAAAAAGAATCGAACGCTTTAAACCTTCCGAGAACATTGAGGAGTCTATTAAGGATTTTCTCGATGATAAAGCTCTGGATTTTGCGGACATTTACAAGCAAAGCACTAAAGAAATCACAAAGCCAGATAGACAAGAGACAAAGCCAACTCTTGACGGTGAAATCACCGATTACAACGACCCAAAACAAAACCCATTTTTAGAGGATTAACATGGCAGTAGCAAGACAAGGAATCATTAAACAAACCGATGGATACATCACACTGGACGAACACATCCGAATGCCCCAAGACGATGAGTATGCTCCAGAACCAACTCTTTCACAGGAATCTGTGGATGATAACGACTCGCCAAAGACGGATAGTGCGGCGACAAAAACCAAACGCAAAACAAAGGAGTAAACTATGTCAGTTTTCTTTTTACAATCCCCATTGCGTGAGACTGTCCAAATTCAAGTCCCTGTACCTACAGGTGGATATGACCAAGGTCAAGCCGTCGCAATTTCCAACGTGCTAGGATTCGCTCTTACAACAGCAGACCCTATTGCATCCAACGATGAAACCATTGAATCTTCCAGGCTTGTGACTTTTATCACAGAAGCCGCCGAAGTAAAGGCAAAGAAAAACACATCCCTCCAAATTAACCGAGGCGATGAGGTATTTTATGACACTGCTGATGGTAACATTAACAAGTCGCCAACAGGCAACACTTTCTGCGGATACGCTCTGGAGTCTGTTTCAGCTTCAGCCCAATTCGTAAAAATCAGATTCCAAGGAGGAGAAAATGATTAGATCATTAATCCCAGAAGACCACGCAAAACAAGTCCAGTTTATGGACGCACTTCAGTGCGCATACCTTGGCGAAAAAACAGATACTTTCGGTACAGGCACAAAAGAAGCTCGTATCAAAGCATCCAATATAGTTCGCTCTCGTATTGTAAACTATGCAAAACAACCAGGCGAAATCGCAAAGAGAAAATCAGTTGCAGCCGTTAAAGCTACAATGACTTCAAGTGATCTTCCTGAAATGACTACTAACAGTTTTGATGTTATATATGCTCAACAGCAATATGATACAGACTGGATGCTTGCTTTCAAATCTGTGCCTGTAGATCCAGGTAAAAACTTTTTTGAAATCGCAACTATCGACAATGGTTTGTCTGTAAAGTTAGTTCCAGAAGGCGCAAAACTGTCTCTCGAAAAACTCACAGGTTCAAAGGTTATTGTATCCGTAAACAAATACGGACAAGGTATCCAATGGACCGATGAGATGATTCGGTTCAGACAACTTGGATTAATGGCAGAAATTGGCGAAAGCCAGATTGAAGCTCATTGGGCTGACAAAGCAGACCGTCACTATGCAGCACTAAGAGCAGCAGCAGTATCTAACGCATCAACAGCATACCAGTCTACAACTGGGAACGCAGTGGTTGACAATGATATTGATACTCTTGGTCAAGCATACTCTGACCTAGTAGTGGACAATAAAGACGCATTCCGAGGCATTACTGCTAACGTGAACGTGCTTCTTTACTTGCCAATCGAAGCAAAGACTCGAATCAACCGTGCAATGAGAAAGCTCATTAACGACGTTCAAGGTTCTGATCTTCGGGTTCCTTGGACTGTGACTCCTGTCTACACTTTGAACGAATCCATTGCTACAACTGCAACTGGAGATTCATTCACAGGTGTGATGGTATTGCCACAGCGCAAAATCCAAACTGGTCAAGTTTTGGCTCCAACCATCTATTCAGAACAAGACATCCTCTCTCTGTCTTACATCCAGACAGCTTGGGAATACTTCGGTTCTGGAATTGGTTTGAATAAACAGTGCCGACTTGTAAACTTCGACTAGAATGCAACCTTGGGTTTCACAGTCAGAAGCTGAAACTCTTGTAGAAGGCTATCCGGTAACCATCCCGGATAGTTTTGACAAGTGGATCAACCAGGCTTTTATTTTAATCTCTAAAAATACAGCTTACTCATTTCCAACAGACCCAACTGAAGACATGAAGCTAGCCTTGTCACTTTACGCCTGCATTTTAGGTAGTGGCGAAACAGGAAGCGCAGATCTCAAAAGCCAGGGGGTAACTTCCTTTTCTATTGGGAACTTTTCTCAATCGTATTCGGATAAGCTACTTACAGGTCTTGACCAATACCCCGAGCCCGTCAAATCTTTGCTTGCACAATATAGAACAGGCCGTAATGTAATACCTAAACTAACTAGGACGTACCCTCGCAACTAATGGAACTCACCGACGAAGAACGGGAACTTTTACGCACTCGAAAGATTGCAGAAATCAAAAATATAGTCCGAGCCACACAGCAGAAAATAGTAAGACGTATCGAGGACGCTGTCAACAAACCAGAAGCTACCCAAAAATACTGGTCCTTACAACTCGCCAATATTAGTAAGCTTTATGACCAACTGAATAAAGATTGGGCTGAATGGATTGACCCAACAATGAAATCTTTCTATGATGTTGCCTACACCTTAAGTGAAAAAATCATGCGAAAAGCACGCCTTACCCCACAAGGCTCAATACCAGGTGCAAACCGAATAATTGACGCTTTAGTGAACGACACAATTGCAAAAATGAGGTCAGGCTCAGACGCATCCATTGGCGAAATCAACACTCTATTCCGTGAAGTTCAAACTTCCTTAATACGAGAAGACCAAATTAACAAAGCAATTGCCGAGGGCATATTAGAAGATGCAACACCACAGAGAGCCCAATCAAATCTCGAAAAGATATTGAGAGAAAGGTTGATTGGCAAAGAGCAAATTGTCACAGCAGGCTCAAAACATTACACTCCAGAATACTATGCAGAACTACTTGCAAGAACTAGAACACGTGACGCTCAAAGCGCCGCATCTGTTCAGGCTGCGCTAGATTATGGGGTAGACCTTGTGCAAGTATCCGATCACAACACAACAACGGAAATTTGTATGCAATACGAAGGGCAGATATTTTCGATTAGTGGGGGAACGCCTGGCTATAAAAAACTAGAAGAAGTGGCCCCCTTCCACCCAAACTGCTTACACGTTATGCTGCCATTGCCCGTTGCAGACGAACAAGACGAAGCATTTCTTCGCAATCAAGCAAATAAAATATTCCAACGCAATCAGCAAAAAATAATAGAAGGACAAGCAAGATGATAGTACCGTCTCATTTAATAAAACCAAAATCTAAACAGGAGGGAACGTATGCCAGGAATGAAAAAAGAAATGAAGTCAAGCCAAGCGAAAGCGGGGATGAACTACGAGAAAAAAAAGCCAGCAACAAAAAGCGCAAAGAAAAAGTAATTGAAGAAGTTGGTTTGGTAGATATTGATTCACAGTCTGACTTTCCAGATTAAAGATACAGGTTTCGTGGTCCGTTTATCAAATCAACAAGTCAAAGAGCTTCTTAAAAACAAAGCAATTAGGGAAAAGTTGCCTAGACCTGTTGTTGCTTATGTCAGACCAACAGTTTCAAACCTAGACCCACTTAAAAGCATCCTTTTGGATGAAGATGTTTATGTAATTGGTTCAGGGCTTTCTGCGTATGACCTAAACTGGGATTGGTTCAGCGACAAAAAAACCATCTGCATAAACAACACTATCAAATGGTTCAGGAATCCGACTTTACATTTGTTTTTAGATATGCCGGTACTTCAGGAAGGTGGTCGAGTACACGGAGTGCCAATAGTTACTAAAATGGGTAACCAAGTAGACCCTCGTTTTGGGGATGTATACCATATTAAAGTTGGTCATCGGGGCAGAATCAATTCAGAGCCAGAAAAGGCAGGTTTTTTTTCGTCCTATTCATCAACTCAAGTAGGAATACACTTGGCTCAGTATTTAGGCGCAAAAAGAATCTTTCTAATTGGTGTGGATCAAAAGTTTATGAACTACGACGAATGCCTGGAGTTAGAAAAGTTTTTTGAGATATCTCCTATGCACGGAAACGGGCTACCTAAACTTTCTGAGCAGTATTTAAAGCTTAAAAAAAACAACCAAGGTTTTGGGCATTGGTACAGTCCTTGGTTTGCCCACAAAAGAGATAAGTTTGAAAGCTCTTATGTAAAAGCGGGGGACATGATGACTCCTCTTTACCAGTTCCAAAACATATATCAACTTTCTCCTATACACAATACTGGATTTCCTAATTTTAACATAGAGGATTTATGAAAATATTGATACCTGCCCGGGGTGGTTCAAAAAGAATCAAAAACAAAAACCTGCAAAAGATTAACGGCAAAACACTGCTTGAGATTACAATAGAACACGCCAAGCAATTGGGAGAAGTCTACGTTTCAAGCGACGACGACCGTATTCTCGCACTAGCTGAATCTTATGATTGCAGGACACTAGTCAGAGACTCGAACGACGCACAAGACACAAGTCCAACTCTACCAATCTGGAAAAAGTTCCAAAAGCTTGTAGGTGGGGATACAGCTCTTATGCAGTGTACTAGCCCATACAGAAACATAGCCCGAATTAAAGAAGAAATGAAAGCCTTTAAAAGTGGGAATTGGCTTTGCGGGTTTTCTGCTCAACTCCACAAGCCCTTTGTTCACGTGCTAGAAAATGGCAAACTATACAAATGCTTTGAAGGAGACAGACCACGCTCCCAAGATTGGAATCGAACGTTTGTTGTAGAGGACGGTGGCCTTTATGTGTGGAAAGGCGATTCTATACAAACAGCTAAAGATATGTGGGATGGTGATGCGTTTATATTTAGGTCCGACATAGCACTAGACATTGACACGCACGAAGATTTGGAAGTTGCGAGGGCAATATGCGATTAGTATTTGATTTAGACGGTACCCTTTGCACAGAAACCAAAGGCGAGTATATCATGGCAAAACCCATGCAAGACAGAATCTTTGTTGTAAATGATTTATTTGACGCAGGTCATACAATTGTTATTCACACAGGCAGACATTGGGACAACCTACAATTTACATATAGCCAACTTGCATTGTGGGGTATAAAATATCATGCTCTTGTAATGGGGAAACCAACTGCTGATTATATTGTGGATGACAAAGCAGTAGATTTTGGTAAAATAAAGGAATTATTATGATTAACGTAGTAGCAGAAATTGGAATCAATCACAACGGGGTCATGGCTAGAGCCAAAGACTTAATTAAGCACCTAGCAGGTGGGTATGTTACCCATGTTAAATTCCAAAAAATGAACCCTGAACTTTATTTGGGCAAGGAAAAACTAGCCGAACTTCACCCCAACCCAAGGAACGCTTTTGGAGATACATACCGAGAGCATAAAGCACACCTTGAGCTGTCTGCAAAACAACACGCTGAACTAAAATCTTACGCCGAATACCACGGTTTGAAGTATGCAGTTTCTGTATGTGATGATGACGCTTTAAAAGAAATGGTTCCTTTGAAACCTGATTATTTAAAAATCCCATCGGCACTTGCAAACGATCTTAGATTTATAAACAAAGTGGCTACCACATGGGACGGCAAAATACATATTTCTTTAGGCATGACTTCCAAGGAAGAAAGAGAAAGAATCTATGCGTATTGCCTAAAGTTTGCAGGTAGGGTTGTATTTTACCATTGCACTTCGGACTATTCTGGCAAGGGGCCTATTTATATGCCCGACAAATTTGATGATTTGACGTCCGGGTTTTCGTGCCATTACCCAGATACTGCCTTTGGTGTAGTTGCCGCATCTAGGGGTGCTAAGTGGTTAGAGTATCACACTACTTTCGACAGGGAATCTAAAGGCACTGACCACTGTATTTCTTTGACAATACCGGAAATTAAACAGTTAGGGAAATCCGTATCTTTGTTGCACAAGATAAAACCAAGACCAGACTCGATACCAGAGAACGAAATCTTTGATGCACAGAGGCTCAAAAAATGATTAAAGCCTATTTCAACGAAACATTTACTCGGGTTCGATATATCAAAAACAACATTGGTAAAGTTGTCACAACCAATGTCCTTGTATTGCGAGGACGATTCGAGGACAACAGGCAAGTCCTGGCTAATGGAGAAGGCGAGCAGGTTCTTTCTAAAGCCAGAATATTTACAACATTTGGGGCTGATATCCAAGAGGGGGACAGGGTATTTTTAGGAACCACAACCGAAACAGGAACCACCGGCACACAAACAGGAGAGATAAGAATACCAAAATCAATCCAAACATATCCAGTTTTACGGGCAGGCAATATGAAGGGTTTTGGGCAGTCCCATAAGGAGCTAATCCTTGGCTAAGTATGTCGACGTCAAAGTAAGCAATACAATAAAAGCACGCCTAAAGGAGCTTATAAAAGTAGCACCTGAAAAAGTAGAAAAGGCTCAAGGGGTAGTTGCGCTCAGAATGATTAGAGACTTTGTAATGG